TTAACGCCATAATAACCTGTAATGCTAATTTGTTCGTCAGCTTCTCCACCTCGAATAAGGTTTACACCTGTGGAGTCTTGCGCATCTACTTTTTCTGAGTGCATATTGTTTACCTAATTAGAAGAGCGAATAATAGCTGAAGTGCTTGTGTTCGCCGGAAAAGTTATTGTGAAAGTTGAATGTCTTGATGTTGATGGTAATGTAAAGTGGGAAGAAGGGTTTAACAATATTGTTGTTAACGTAGGTAAAATAGACTTACTAACTCAATATTTTAAAGGTTCTGCGTATACAGCCGCATTTTATTTAGGTCTTGTTGATAATGCAGGGTTTACCACATATGCACCTGGCGATACCATGTCATCTCATGCAGGATGGGCTGAAAGCGTAGCATACTCTAACGCTACAAGACCAGGAGTTACATTTGGCACTGCTACTGCGTCTGGGGGTAGCTCTAACCCCGGCGTTGCTGGTACAGGAACATTAGTATCAGATGCAGTAACTTTTAATATTAATGCAACAGCAACTATTTTAGGTGCTTTTTTAACAACGAATAGCACTAAAAGTGATACTACAGGTACGTTATATTCTGCTGGTAGTTTTACTGGTGGTAGTCGCTCAGTTGTATCTGGTGATTCACTTCTTGTAACTTATACAGCTTCAGTTTAGGGGTGATGTATGGCTTTAGTAATAGCTGATAGAGTTAGAGAAACGACTACCACAACTGGTACAGGCGCTGTTACATTAGCGGGTGCGGCAACAGGCTGCCAAGCATTCTCATCAGCTATTGGTAATGGTAATACAACATACTATACGATTGCTGACCAAGGCGGACCTAACTGGGAAGTGGGTATTGGCACCTATTCATCGTCTGGAAATACCTTAGCTCGAACAACTGTGTTAGCGTCTAGTAATGCAGGAAGTCTAGTTACGTTCACGTCTGGTACTAAAGATGTATTTGTTACCTACCCTGCTGAAGTAGCTTTGTACACTGGTGGTCCGTTAGGAACACCTTCTAGTGGTATGTTAACTAACTGTACATTTCCCAATGCAAGCACAACTGTTTTTGGCGCAGTAAAAGTAGACGGTACAACCATAACGGCTTCTTCAGGTGTAATATCCGCTGTTGGTGGCGGTAGTGGTTCCGTAACATCTGTTGCTATGACCGTGCCTACTTTTTTATCTGTAACAGGCTCACCTATTACATCAAGCGGTACTTTAGCTGTTACTTTATCTGGAACGGCTCTTCCTGTTTTAAATGGTGGTACAGGGGTAACTACTTCTACAGGTAGTGGAAGTGTAGTATTAAGCACATCGCCAACATTAGTAACGCCTATTTTAGGAACGCCTACTAGCGGAAATTTAACTAACTGCACGTTCCCTGTTGCAAGCACATCCGTTTCTGGTACGGTTAAAGTAGACGGCACTACAATTACTATTAGTGGTGGCGTTATATCATCAGCTGGTGGGTACACCCTACCAACTGCAAGTACATCTGTATTAGGTGGTGTTAAAGTAGATGGTACAACAATTACTATTAATGGTAGTGGTGTTATCTCCTCATCAGGTGGTGGAGGCGGTGTATCAACAGGTAAATCAATTGCCCTTACATTTGTTCTAGGAGGATAAAATGGCAGCTCCAAATATAGTCAATATTACATCTTTAATTGGTAAGACAACTTACCTTACCCCAGCGGTAACGACAGCAGTTGTTCTTTTGCCTAATGCAGCAGCAAGCGGAAAAGTTTTTAAAGTAAATCAAATTTTAGCAGCTAATGTTGACGGGACTAACTCTATCAATGCAACTGTTTCAATTTATACTAATGGAGCAGTAGCTCAAGGGTCTGCCCCTAGTGGTGGTACAGCTTACCCTATTATTTTTACAGTAGCAATTCCAGCAGGCGCAACTTTGAATGTACTTGATAAGACTACTGCTGTTTATTTAGAAGAAGGTACGTCTATTACAGTCACTTCGGGAACAGCTAGTAAAATCACCTACACTTTAAGTTATGAAGATATTTCATAAGGAGCTTTCTAATGGCTAATCGTTGGAAAGGTAATTTTATTGTTGCTACTGAAGCATCTTCTAGTGGTACTGCTTATACTGGGAAAGCTAATGGTGCTTGGAGCTTAAATAATCAACTACAACAGAAACAAGCTAATCTATGGGCAAGAGCTGTAAGTATTCCTAGCCCACCGACAGGCTTGACTGCTGCTGGAGGTAATAATCAAGCCGTTATTTCTTTTACAGCTCCTACCGATACAGGTGGTCTGTCAATTATTAATTATACTGCAACTAGTTCTCCTGGCTCATTTACAGGAACAAGTGCGTCTAGCCCAATAACTGTGACAGGGTTAACTAATGGAACTGCTTATACTTTTACAGTAACAGCAACAAATATAATGGGAACTAGCGCATCAAGTTCAGCCTCTAATAGCGTAACACCAGTTGGCACAGCACTAGCTGTTTCATCTACACTTTCACCTTACATTTACGCTTACTCTTGGTCGTCTGGATTTGGTGGTAAGTACGCTAACCCAAGTACAATTCCATCTGCAAATGCAAATAGTTGTGTATTCAGTAACAATTCAAGTTATTTAGTATTGACTTATGGTGCTTCTCCTTGGATTATTGTTTACCCTTGGGCAAGTAGTTTTGGCACTAAATATGCTAACCCTTCAACAGCTTTAGCCAATGAACAATCTAATGTAAAGTTTAATGCGGCAGATAATGTAATTATAACTGCTACTCCAAATGCTACAGCTTCAGTACCATGTTTAAATGCTTATAGTTGGAGTTCAAGTGGTTTTGGTACAAAGTATTCCAATGTTAGCGGGTTATTTAATATTGGCAGCAGAGGTGTTAATTTTAATGCAACCGGCACAGCAGTAGTTTTATGTCAAGACTCAACACCATTTATAGCGGCTTACGCTTGGAGCAATGGGTTTAGCACCAAATACGCTAACCCAGCAACATTACCTTCTAGTCTTGGAAGATTAATTACTTTTAATTCAACAGCCAATACTGTGTTTGAAACAACGTTAAACTCACCTGGAATTAATGCTTATACATGGACAGACGGTTCTGGTTTTGGTACTAAATATGCTAACCCAGCAACATTGCCTGTTGGTAATTCTTTTGGTTTAGGTGTATCTCCTTCGGATTTAGATGTTGCAGTAGGACATTCTGGTGGGACATTTATATCTGTTTACGCTTGGTCTGCGGGATTTGGCAGTAAATATGCTTCCCCTGCTATTTTACCTATTGCAAGTTGCCAAGGTGTTTCATTTTCAAGAACAGGTAATGATATTGCTTTAGTTACTAATGATACGCCTTATGTGATGGGTTATCCTTGGTCAGCAGGATTTGGTAGTAAATATGCTGACCCTACAACGTTACCTAGTGCTAGTGTAACTTATTCTTTATCTTTTTCATCTTAATTCAATAGGACAATAAAATGTATTTAACAATCACAAACCAAGACACAATCGATACTTTAGCTCTTAACATAGTTCATCGCGAAAGAGAAGTTCATCAATATCAGATTAACATTGATAACTATACAGCTATGTTAGCTGCTTTACCTCAAGGCGATATACCTGCTGAGATTGCACCTTACATGGACACTCCAACGGAGGAACTTCCAGCTTTTATTCCTTTAGATACTATTTCACTGATTGCAGACTATCAATATCGTAAACGTATTACTTTCTTGATTCGTACTGAAGCTATCGAGCAAGGTAAAGCTAAACGAGTTCTTGATGCTTTAAAAGCTCAAATCCCTGCTGACCAACTAGATGCTTTAGTTGCTGATGCTTTAGTTAAAGTTAATGCTCAATCTGCTACTGCATAATTAAATTATGTTTGGCTTCTCTGCATTTGCTGATGCACCGTTTGCTTCGCTATTTACTGTTGAGCAAATCTATTCTGTATCTATTACAGAAGCAGCAAACGCAGAAGACAGCCAAGTGCTGTCTGGTAGTACAACATCTGAAGTAGGCGATTTATTTGGTTTTACTGCGTTTGCAGCTACTTCTTTTGCTGGGTCAATTACCACAAGTACAGCAACTATTTATGTTGCATTAACTGAATCTGTAGTTGCGTTAGACAACCAAACAGTAACTTTTAATGCACCTGAAGTAGGCGATTTATTTGGTTTTACTGCGTTTGGTAGTTCGCCTTTTGCTGGGTTAACTAATGTAAGCGGGACGATTACCTATGCAGGATTAATTGAATCACTATCATCTGATGATAGTATCAGTGCATTATGCGCCTTTACTAGTAATATTAATGAGTCAGTAGAAGCTGAGGCGGCACAGTTAAGCTCTATAGTATTGACAGGATATGTTGTTGAGTCTGTAACCTCAGCAGATGAATACAGCGCAGCGGGAAGTATTTATAACGTAGCTTTATCTGGAGAGGTTATATCTTCAGACTCGTATATTTGCAATGGGTCGATATACCACGTAGCAACGTCAGATTCTTCAAATGCAGTAGACGCTTATTCTGTATCTGCTTATTATGTCAGTGCGTATCAAGAATCAGTAAACGCAACCGAATCTAGTACTGGCGATGCAGTAAAAAATGTAAGTGTTACCGAGCTTTCAACTTTATCTGATGCTTACGATGCAACGGCTTATTTATACACTTATGTAGATACCCCTTTAACTATCAATGATGCTTATAGTGCCGCTGGTAGTATTTATAATGTATCGTTCTCAGCAGCTAGTAATGCTCAAGATAGTTACAGTTCTAACGGTAGATTTAATGTATATATCACAGAAGCTGTTATTGCAACAGACAGTGGGCTTGTAGGTCGTCCGCTTTGGGAGCCGATAAACGATACGCAAACAGCAAATTGGAATGATATAGCTACCAATCAAAACCCAAATTGGACTAATTTATCTACAGGTCAAACCGCAAATTGGGGTAATATATCTACCATACAAACTGCTAACTGGGGCACTATAGATACAGCCCAAACCCCTAACTGGGGTTCAATTAACACATTAGGTTAAAAACATGACAACAGCTTATACCACGCTCTTAGGTTTAGCCCTTCCAGTTCCAGGTGAGCTTACGGGTACTTGGGGTACAACAGTTAATGATAGTATTACACAGCTCCTTGACGATGCGATTGCAGGGACGGCAACAGCTAGTGTTACTTCAGGTGATTGGACTTTAACAGATACGGGTTCTGGCGTACCTAATCAGGCTCGCTGTGCAATTCTCATTGCTACAGGAACACCGGGCGTATCACGTAATATTATCGCTCCAGCTAGAAGTAAAGGCTATTTTGTTGTTAACCAATCTGATGCAGCGGTAGTGCTTAAAGGTGCGTCTACTACGGGTATTAGTGTTCCTACTAATAAAAGTGCATTGGTTGTTTGGAACGGTTCTGACTTCGTAACGGCTGTATCTCCATCCTCTAACGGGACAGTAACGACAGTGTCAGTTGCTAGTGCTAACGGGTTTACAGGCTCAGTATCAAACCCTACATCAACCCCTGCTATTACGCTGACAACCAGTATTTCTGGTGTGCTTAAAGGTAACGGTACGGCTATTTCTGCGGCTACGTCTGGTACAGATTACAGCGCAGGGACTTCTGCATTAGCTACGGGTATTTTAAAAAGCACGACATCGACAGGCGCGTTGACTATTGCAGTAGCTGGTGATTTCCCAACACTTAATCAAAACACGACAGGAACAGCGGCAGGCCTTTCTTCTATCTTGGCGATTGCATCTGGTGGTACAAATAGTTCAGCTACTCCTACGGCTGGCGGTGCAGGTTATGGTACTGGTACAGCGCACGCTTATACGGCTGCGGGCACAACAGGTCAAGTTTTAACATCACAAGGTACAAGCGCACCGATATGGACATCAGTTGCATCATCAGGCGGTACAGTCACTTCAGTTGCTGCATTAACATTAGGCACTACGGGTACAGACGTTTCATCATCAGTTGCAAATAGCACAACAACCCCTGTAATTACGTTAAATATCCCAACAGCAAGTGCATCAAATAGAGGCGCGTTAAGTTCAACTGATTGGTCTACATTTAACGGTAAACAAGCTGCATTAGGTACAGCTAGTGCATCTGTAAGTGGTATTTTATCTTCTACGGATTGGTCTACATTTAATGGTAAATACTCAACTGGCGGTGCGCTTGGTACACCTTCTAGCGGTACGCTGTCATCTTGTACGGTTGATGGGACAAATGCAGTTGGGTATAAAAACATTCCGCAAACAGGCTCGGATAAAACGACGGCATATACTCTAGTTACTGGGGATGTTGGTAAATATGTGGGTGTTGGAACAGGCGGGTCTATTGTCGTACCGACTTCTACGTTTGCAAATGGCGATGCTATTTCTATTTTTAATAATACGACAGGTAGTATCACCATTACAACTACTGCGCCTACAGCCTATATTGCAGGGGCAAATACAGTTAAAACCTCTATCACTTTAGCTACTCGCGGTATTGCTACGATTCTATTTGTTAGTGCAACAGTTTGCGTTGTGTCGGGTAATGTGTCATGACGGGTATTATGCAAGCAGTGCTTGGCGGAACTTATGGGCCCGTAGGCCCGACAACTATAGGTCAAGCCTACGGTGGTGGTTTTTATGCAGGTAAAATTTCAACTGCTGGTACAGGTGTAGCGTATTACTATTTAATCGTTGCGCCTAAAGCATCTGGTGAAGCTGTTAATGTAGTTTGGGGGCCGACGGGCGTAACAACAGGAAATACGTCAGTTATCAGCGGCCCAACAAATTCAGCATCGCTGGCTGCACTTGGGACATCATACGCAGCGGCAACGTTTTGTGAAGGGTTATCAATAGGTGGATACACAGATTGGTATCTACCTGCTAAAAACGAGCTTGAAGTGATGTACTACTTTTTAAAACCTACGACTAATGGGAATGTTACGTATAGCGGCTCAAATGCCAATGCGGTATCTCCAGAGCCTGTAAGTACAAATTATACTAATGGTTCTCCTGCGCAAACAGTCGCCGGTATTGGTTTTAGAGCTGGTGAAACGAATGCGTTTGCCTCTGGCTACTATTGGTCTTCTACTGAGCACAGCTCTGACTATGCGGTTATGCAAGGCTTCGTTTTAGGAGACCAAGACAACTACATTAAAAACATTAGTGGTTATGCCAGAGCTGTTAGAAGAGTACCTGTATAGATAATACTTACCCACTATATGCAACTTCAACTTAAGAGGATTGACAAATGAACAAACTACTCAAAATCTGGAACTATTTAAACGCAAGATTAAAAGAACCTTCTACTCATGCGAGTGTAGCAGCACTCGCAACAATGGCGGGTATGAATATTGAAGCTGGTCCTATTCACGATGGACTGACTGCGGCAGGTGTGGTTTTTGGTATGATTGGATTGTTTGCATCAGAAGGTAAATAATATGAGCAAATACTTCAAACCGGAAGAATTTGAGTGTCACTGCGGGTGTGGTGAAAAAGACGTTAATCCTAAGCTCGTAGAGCTACTTAACCGCATCCGTGAGTCGTTTGGTAAGCCAATTACCATTATGAGCGGTAGAAGATGTGAAGCGCACAACACAAAAGTGGGTGGTGCAAAGCATAGCCAGCACGTCTTAGGTAACGCAGCCGACATTAAAGTAAAAGACGTACCGCCCAAAGAAGTGCAAGAATACCTCATGAAGCATTTTGATGACGAATGCAAAGGTCTTGGACGCTATAAATCTTTTACCCATATTGATGTACGTGATGGTAAAATCGCACGTTGGAACGGATAATGCAGACTCCCTTTTTACAGGGAGTCAATTTAGTTTAAGACTGTGATTCAGATTTAAGGGCTTTTCGCTTAGCCCAATTTGCTTTCATTGCCGCAGATTGCCTTGCTCGCTGTTCTGGGGATTGTAATGTTGCAACGCGTTTAGCCTTTATATCGGGGTCGCTATTTAAAGTTTTATGAAACTCCAAAATATTAAGGGGGTGGTTTTTGTCTAATAAGGCTTGCTTTCTTTTTTCCTTTTCTTCATTGGAATGGATAGGTTTGCCTAATTTACGGACTCGTTGCGATTCTCTGTACTCTTCATTCTCCCAAATAGCTTTTAGCTTTTGCCTAACTTTAGGTGATTTTGCTGGGTTATTATCGCCTAAAAATTTCTCTTTAACGTCCGGTGAGTTTAACCTTGCAACGGCTTTTGCTCTAGCTTCTGATGACCTAATTGGATGGTTAGGGTCTGACAATCTAAACTTTAAAGCTATCATTTTTTCTGGAGATAAGCCTTTACTTCCAGGTGACCCCCCTTGCATTTTATTGGTTAACGTGCCTGTATTTAAATCTAACCTACCGTACTTTTCAATTAAATTAAATTCCAGTTGGCACGCGTCCTCTAAAGTAGGTACTTGAATGAGCTCAACTATGGTATTATCTGCACCAATCGCAGTGAGTTTTTCAATACAAGATTTATTCCTGCTTCCAGAATTTTTAGGGTTAGTTCTATGATACTTTTTCGACAATCCAACATAAAACGGAACATGGTTTGTATCTTTCCAAATATATACGTACATAATATTTCTATTCTCTTGGTTAAGGGAGGTATATTATGACATTAAAAAAGCTCTTGGTCAAGAGCGGTATAAACAGAGAGAATACCCGCTATTACACAGAAGGCGGATGGTATGATTGCGACAAGATTCGTTTTCGTCAAGGTTCTCCACAGAAAATAGGGGGTTGGAATAAGATATCATCCTCTACTTACTTAGGGGTATGCCGTTCACTATGGGCATGGGAAACACTAGGACAAGTGACGCTTATAGGAGTTGGAACTAATTCCAAATTTTATATCTCTCGTGGCGGTAGCTACTACGACATCACGCCTATACGTACAGCAAACACGTTAACTAACCCTTTTACGGCCTCTACTGGCTCGGCGATTATTACCGTAACTCATGCAGGGCATGGTTGTGCTAACGGAGATTATGTTACCTATAACGGAGCAACAGGACTTGGTGGGACTATTACAGCCTCTCTGCTTAACCGCGAGTATCAAATCACCTACGTGTCTGCTAACTCTTATACAATTAATGTAGGGTACGCGGCGAACAGTTCAGATACTGGGAACGGTGGTACAGTTCGTGCTGTTTATCAGATGTCAGTAGGTCCAGCTTACCAAACGCCTACTAGTGGTTGGGGTGCAGGGGCTTGGGGTAGTGGTTCTTGGGGTAGTGGTCAGTCCTCATCTGACTCACTTCGTTTATGGTCACAGAGTAACTACGGTCAAGATTTAGTCTTCGGTCCTCGCACGGGTGCGATGTATTACTACTATGCAGATAGAGGTCTTGTAAGCACTACCGCTACTATTACAATAGCATCGCCCGCTGTAGTCACAGCTACTAACCTCTACGCTGAAGGCGCACCGATAGTCTTTGAAACGTCAGGTGCACTGCCTACAGGACTTGCTACAGGTACAACTTACTATGTACGCAATTATACCGCTGGTATATTTAATGTATCTGCTACACCCTCTGGAGCTTTAATCACTACAACCGGCACACAGTCAGGCACACAGTATATTTCCAACCGTGCGGTCAATTTAGCTACTATTAATGGTGCATTAGATGTTCCAACTATTCAGAATTACATTACGGTATCAGACACTTTTCGTTTTGTATTTGCTTTTGGCTGTAATGACTACGGTGTATCTACTCAAAACCCACTGCTAGTACGCTGGTCTGACCAAGAGAATGCCGCTGACTGGGCACCGTCTACTACTAATCAAGCAGGGTCACTGACCCTAACTCGTGGGTCTCAGATTATTACTGCGCTTCAAACACGCCAAGAGATTCTAGTTTGGACTGACTCAACGCTCTACTCTATGCAGTATTTAGGTTACCCGCTGGTTTGGAATGCCCAGCTTATGGGTGATAATATATCTATTGTAGGGCAGAATGCGGCTGCTTTGGCTTCAGGTGTTGTGTACTGGATGGGACGAGATAAATTCTATAAATACGATGGTCGTGTGCAAACACAAAACTGCGACCTGCGAGAATATATCTTCAATGACTTCAATATACAACAATCCGAACAAGTCTTTGCCAGCACTAATGAAGGGTTTAATGAAGTCTGGTGGTTCTACTGCTCTACTGATAGTACGGTGGTGGACAAATACGCAATCTATAATTACGCCGAAGATATATGGTATTACGGCACAATGGGTCGCACCGCTTGGCTTGACTCTGGGATTTTAGAATTCCCTCTTGCAGCTACTTACTCAAATAACTTAGTTAACCACGAAAACGGTCTTGATAATAACGAATCAGCTACGCCCACAGCTATTGAGTCTTACATTACCAGCTCTGAAACTGATATTGATGACGGGCACAACTTTGTGTTTATTCGCAGAATCCTGCCTGATATGACGTTTAGGGGTTCTACAACAGAGAACCCAACAGCAACACTTTCTATCATCCCTTTGATGAACGCAGGGAGTGGGTATACAGACCCAGCGTCTGTTGGCGGAACAAATGAAGCGGCGGTAACGCGCACAGCGACTGTACCTATTGAGAAGTTTACAGGACAAGTATTTATTCGTGTACGCGGTAGACAGTTTTCTTTTAAAGTATATAACAATCAGTTAGGGTCTATGTGGCAGTTGGGTGCAATGCGACTCGAAATTAAGCAAGACGGGCAAAGAGGATGAGTAATACAGTCCAAACCCCTAAAGCACCAAGTTTACCTTTTGCTGAGGTGCAATATAGTCGTAACTATCTTGACCAATTAAATAACGTACTGCGCTTATACTTCAATCAACTCGATAACACGTTCCAATCCCTGCTGAGTATTGCAGGGGGAGCGGCTTTTAAATTCCCAAATGGTAGTTTTTATTTGACTACGCAGCAGACGATACCTGTTATAAATACGGCTTACGCTATACCGTTTAATAATACATCCGTATCAAATCAAGTTGCTATTGGAACAACGACATCTCACATCGTAACAAATGTAGCTGGGTATTATAACTTTCAGTTCTCGGCGCAACTGGCTAAGACGGCTGGCAGTACGATGTCTGCGTGGGTGTGGCCTAGAGTAAATGGGGTAGATATTCCTGACTCTAATACTAAGCTTCAGCTAACGGGGTCTAGCAGTTCTGAGATGGTAGCGGCATGGAATTTCGTACTTCCAATGAATGCTGGAGATTACTTTGAGCTTTACTGGGCAGCTGACCATGTGGACGTTATATTAAAAGCAGAAGCAGCTAATTCATTCTCCCCTGCAATACCTCCTGTCATCCTTACCGCTACGTTTGTTTCAGCACTATACTCATGATATTATTAGCTAAACTTTGGAGGTATCGTGAGCGATTTAGCAACTACTGGCAATATGCCAAAAATCTTAGGATTAGAAGCCCTTATGAAGGGTATGCCTCAGGTAGATTCGCCAGCGGAGCATTATCATCTGAGCGGTGTTTATTGTCGGTCTCTTTTTATACCTAAAGGTTGTTTACTTACAGGTAAGATTCATAACCACGAAAGCATTGGTATTCTAGCTCAGGGTACACTTCGCATCACAAACGGTGAAACGTCTACAGTTGTTACCGCACCTTACATCACAGTGGATAAGCCTGGCATCAAACGCTTAGGCTACGCTGAAACAGATTGCACATTTATTACAGTTCATCGTTCAGACAAAACAACTATGGAAGAGCTTGAAGAAGAGCTTGTTTCTAATACTTTTGAAGAGTATGAACAGAAAACACAACAGTTACTTGGGGAAATATTATGAGTTGGATTGCGGTTATGGTTGGTGCCGGTGTTGGTGCTACTGCTGGGGGTGTTTCTGCTGGACTTAACGGTGGAGATGCTGGAGACATATTAAAGTCTATGGCTATCGGCGGTGCTATGGGTGGTGCTGGCGGGGGTATTGGCGGTGCTGTATTTGGAGGAGCTGGCGGAGCCGCTGCTGGCGCTGGTGGCGGAGCCGCTGCTGGTGGGACTACTGGGGCGACTACTGGAGCTTTAACAGGTTCAACTACTGGCGCTTTAACAGGTTCAACTACTGGTACTTTAGGCGCTGCTGGTAATGCTGCATTAGCCAGTGCGCTCCCTACTTCTGTTGGTACGGTTGGTGGTACAGTCGGAGGGACTGCTGGAGGTACGGTTGGTGGTACAGTCGGAGGGACTGCTGGAGGTGCTACTGGAGGGGCTGGTTTTGCTGGTTTAAATGGTGGTACCGGATTACTTGCAGGGGGTACTGGTGGGGCCGGTGCTGGGGCTGGTGCTGGGGCTGGTGCTGGGGGTGTTAGCAGTGGAGGTATTAGCTCTCTTCCCGGTCAATCCGGTTTTGTTGGTCCTACAGCAACCCCAGACCAAATAGCCAATGCTTCAGCTTACACAGATGCCAATATGGGAACTCGCTTTCTTGCTGATTTAACAAATAACCAAGGGAATATAGTCGGTAACACAGGTCTTAAAATGGCGGGTGGAGCACTGCAAGGCGGTGTTATGAATGCTGGTATTAACGGTTTAGTTGCTGGCGCACAAGGTCAAGATGTTGGTGAGGCTATGGGTAAAGGTGCACTTACTGGTGCTGTAGGTGGTGCTGCTGGTGCAGGCCTTGCTTCTATGGCTGGTTCTGGGGGTACACTAGGGAGCATCGGTAACTTCGCTGCTAAACATGATGTGCTTGTTCCAGCCGCACTTAGTATGGGTTCAGGTATGGCACTCGATTCTGCTATGACATCTGACTTCTCACCCCCAGAACAAAAAGGTATTCGTAGTAACTATAAGTGGAATCCTAATGTATATAAGCCATACGGCCCTCAGTTTGCAGCAGGTGGGATTACAGATTTAGATAACTATGACCAAGCACCGCAGATGCAAAGCCCCGGAACACTCGATATTCCTAACCGCAACGAAGTGTCAAACAATCAAGGTTATATGGGTGATTCTGTGCAACTGATGGCACACGGTGGTATTTCTGATTTAGGAGGGTATTCTGATGGCGGACGATTACTTAAAGGTCCTGGCGATGGCGTTTCAGATGATATCCCCGCTACTATTGGTGGTAAGCAACCTGCTAGACTTGCTGAAGGGGAATTTGTTATTCCTTCAAGAATTGTCTCTGAATTAGGTAATGGCTCAACGGATGCAGGAGCTAAACGCCTATATCAAATGATGGACCGTATTCAGTCAGACCGTAAAAAAACAACTGGCAAAGGTAAGTTCTCAGACAACCCAAAAGCCTACAAACACCTGCCAGCTTAGGAGACATAAATGAACGCAGTTGATATTACTACTAAAGACCCTTGGTATACAGGTCTTATGGACCTCCCTACAGCCGGATATGCTGATGGTGCTATGGACGCTGATATTAAAAAGCTTCAAGCTACCTTAGCGGCAAAAACTAACCCCGCTGACCAGTTAGGTATATGGCAAGATTGGGTTACCCAAGTTAGCGACCCCGCATTTTACGCTAATGTTAAAAAAATTACCCCAGCTCAACAAAAAGAATACGCGGCTAAAGCAAAAACAGTATATACAGATGCGTTTGATAGATGGATGACGCAAGCTAAACTGCCTAGCTCTGTTCAAAGCATCCTATCTGAAGACCCTTTAGCTAAACTTCCTTCATATCTTAGTGGATACTTAGCTCTTGACCCTAAAGACCCTGCGTCTGTAGAGGCGTATAAAGCGCAACTTACAAAAGATTTTGGTGGGTTAAGAGATAAAAGTGGGAATCCTATTATTAGTGATGTGTTAATAAATCAAATTGCATCGGGTAAGCAGGATTTCAGCACATTAAATGATAGAGTAACTCAAGCAGTAAATAGCGCGGCTAATAAACAGTTAGGCTCCGCAGCAGGGCAAATTAGTGATATTACTAAAACGGATGCTTATCAAAGTCTGCTATCTGACCCTAGTGCATTAACATCAACTTATAACTCTAAAGTAGCGGGACTAAACCAAGACGCTACAACAGGTGCATGGGCGCCTAAAACTACAGGGACTGATACTCCCTCTAGCGGTGCAGGGATTACTGCGCTTGGACCTTATTCTGGAAGTGTTAGTGAAGTAGACACACCAGCAAAAATGAAGCAAGTCGTAGATAACTACGATCCTAACAAAGGGGTATACCGTGCACCATCATTAGATGCTTCTGGTAAATTAGTTGCTAACTCTACATCACCATACTCAAACATTTTAAACGGGATGTTATCAGGGTATAAAAATCCTTACGCGGCGGATTATACAAATCAGCTAAAGATGCCTGAAGCACCCAACTTAACAAATATCAAAAAACCGTTTGAGGTCAACCCCACGTCTGCTGATTTGTTAAAGGTAGCTAATACTGAAGGTAGAAAGTTATATCAACCCGCAACGATGTCTACAACCCCCGCGACAGGACAATCATCTGCGGCTAAACCCGGTACACCAAACACAACAGACAGTAAAGTCCCTGCTATCACTACAGATACGAGTGCGGGTAAAGTAGTTACGCCCCCTACGGTTAATCCACCTGTTGTTAATCCACCTGTTGTTAATCCACCTGCTGTTAACCCACCTGCTGTTAACCCACCTGCTGTTAATGCACCTGTTGTTAACCCATCTGCTGTTAATGCACCTGTAAAAACAGCCGCTGAGATAGCTGCTGAAAAAGCAGAAGCGGACAGACTAGCTGAGGTTAATAGATTAGCTGCTGAGAAAGCAGAAGTTGAAAGGCAGGCAGGTATAAAAACACTTGCTGAAAAAGCAGAAGCGGACAGACTAGCAGTAGCTAAACGGCAGGCAGAAGAGAAAGCAGAGGCTGAAAGACAGGCGGGTTTAGTAGCGTTAGCGAATCAACAAGCAGCAGAGAAAGCAGAAGCGGACAGATTAGCAGCATTAGGGCGCAATCCAGATGGTGGACCTTCATCATTAGCACCTATTAACCCTAATACGTATGGGCCTCAACAAGTAACGCTTGACCCTAATACTGTTGTGAGTTCACCTAGTGGTATAAATGCTTTATCTGCACAAACTGTAACCCCTCCACCGAGTGGACCTCAGCCTATTAACCCAAGTAACGGCGGACCTACTTCAGCTATTGTTGGACCTATCACCGCTGCTCAAAGAGACTTAGGGCCTTTAAATATATCTAACTTAGGTGCGGTAATTGGCCCTCAAGCTATGAATTCCAATGCAGGAGGCGTAGCGTCTTTAGTTGGTCCACAAGTTACAACACAGTCTCAAACACAACCTGCCGTAACTTACACATATGCACCTAGCAGTCAACAGCAGTTAGAAGATAAAGCAGTTAATGCAGGGTATCAAGGTGATTATACAGATACTGCCGCAATGAATAGTTTTATAAATGCGAATAACCAATCTGTAGCACCCGCCGTAACACAACAACCAGCCGTAACACAACAACCAGCCGTAACACAACAACCAGCCGCAGCGCCTCAAGGGGGTATAAATTCATTAGGACAACAAGTAATTAATCCTGGTGCAACTCAAGTACTTGATTCCGCTGGCGTGCCTATTGCAGGTAGACGTAGATTGGGTCTTGCATAATATGATAACTCTGCACGCAGTACCTCTTGAGTTTATTCAGCAGACGTGGCCTTTAGCGAGGCCGCATATTGTGGCTGGTTTGCAGGAAGGGAGTGGTGAGAATTCACCTAACATGACGTATAATGACGACCATGTACTAAGCTATCTTGTTAACGGTAGTTGGGAGCTTTTTGTGGCTGTAGATGAAAACCATGTAATGCGAGGCGCTGCAACTATCTCGTATATTAACTACCCACTACATCGAGTTGCCTTTATCACAGCGGTAGGAGGTAGGTTGATTGCTACCCAAGATAGTTTTAACCAATTAAAAAATTTATTTAAAGCGCGGGGAGCTACGATGATTCAAGGTTATGGAAGACCTGCTATCATAAGACTCTGGAGACGCTTTGACTTTCAACCTCGCAGTACCTTACTGGAAGTATCAATATGATTATTAAAAGTTTTAAAAAGTATTTCACAACCTATATCGTACCGACATTCTATGGTGGCGGAAGCGGGGGCGGTCAGAACACAACTGTGCAACAGCGTAATATTCCTAAAGAGCTTGCACCATATTATGAGCTGATGCTTAACTCAATGACAAAACAAGCGTTCACTACTGCAGATAATCCCGGCAAAGCCTCTCCTGAGATAACAGCTTATCAACCTAAGATGTCGTCCTATGCAAATGGTGGTGAGGTTAAGAAATACGCTGCTGGTGGGGATTTGTCATCAGCTGCAAAGAATCTTGGTGTTGACGTTACTGGGCTAACATCTTATCAACCCTACGGAACGGTTGCTCCAGGGGCATCGTATTTATCAGACCCTACTAAAACAAACGAAGGTGCTAAACCTGTAGTAGATTACAGCGCTTATGTCGCTGCGCCTGACGTACTGCAGAATTTATCCTATAAGTCTGCGGCTCAAATGGGTCTTCCTGAGCAAAATCAAACAGCGGCTGATTTATCTAATATTGCTGCCGCAGGGGGACTTAATACAGCAACGTCTGCCCTTGACTACGGCGGTGCAGGTTATCAAGCAGGTCTTAACTCAGCGCAATTAGGGAATGCGGCGGCTGATACAGCGGCTCAGAATGCAAACATTCTAGGTAATAGTGCACAGAACTACGGCGGTCTTGGTGCTGTGATGGGCGCGGCTGGAGCAGGGATTGGTCAGTCTTACGAGAATAAAGCTACTAATGCAGGGACAGTTAACGCCTACATGAACCCTTATCTTGAAGCGTCACTGAAACCTCAACTTGCGTTGATGGACCAACAGAATGCTATCGCTAATCAAAAAGCAAACTCACAAGCAGCGCAAGCTGGGGCGTATGGCGGTAGTCGTCAGATGGTGCAAAATAACCTTAACGATCAGTCTAATCAATTAGCGCAAGCAAACCTCATTGGTCAAGGATACAAATCAGCCTACGACACAGCGCAAGGTAACATTTTGCAGGGTTCACAACTTGGTCTTCAAGGGTACAACACAGGTATTCAAGGTGCTCAAACAGGACTTCAAGGTGTTACTACGGCTACAGGTGCAGGGCAGTATGGTCTATCTGGCGCTCAAACGGGGTTATCTGGTCAGCAAGCCGCCATGTCAGGTGCGGGAGTAGGGCTTCAAGGTGTTAGTGGTGCACAGGCTGGGTATAATATGGCAGGGATAGCAGGGCAGCAACTAGCTAATATAGGTAATCAGCAGTTAGCACAGCAACAATCTATTGCGGGTATACAGAACACTTATGGTGCGCAACGACAAGCCAATGAGCAACAGACTATTAATAACGCCATTGCTGTAAATGACTACCAACAAAAATACCCTTGGGAAATTTTGGGCGGATACGCTAACGCACTTAACGGTGTGCAGACTGGAAATATGAGTTCGTTCACACCAGCGGCAAGTCCGCTGTCTCAAGTAGCTGGTTTAGCTGCTACAGGGGTGGGTGCATACCAAGCCTTTAAAAAGAAAGGCGGTGTTATTAAAGAGCCTAAAGCTAAGAGTGGCGGTATCGGTGACTTAGCGGTGTATAACGCGATGAAAGGAGGAAAATAAGATGATGAATACCCCTTCTATGTATTCTGTTGACCAGCTGCTTAAAGCTCGCCAAAACGGTGTACCCGACTATGTTGTAGTCCCCATGCTACAAAAAGCAATGGCGCAGAAACAAGCAATCGCGCAGCAACAAGCGCTCCAACAAGGCGCACCTAAACCACCCGTAGCACAGCAAATCCTAGACGCTGCTCATAATGATGTCATGCAAGAGCACATGGCTCGCCAAGTGGAAGAAGCTCCAGAACCTCGTGGGATTGACTCTTTGCCTAGTGGCATTGATGAAAGTGATTATGCAGGAGGTGGGATTATTGCTTTTGCTGAGGGCGGTGATACGCCATATCAAGTTGATGAAGCAGACTATGCTCCTGCTTATACTGGGGCTGACTTAGACCCGAACGCTCAAAGAGATAGGTATTTAAGTTCTATCGGTACTAACCCTGCAATTGCAAAGCAGGAAGAGCGTATCAGTGCGCGTGAAGCCTCACTTAAAGGTGAGGAAGACAAAGCGCCTTGGATGGCTCTTATGCAAGCAGGCCTTGCTACGATGTCAGGGACTTCACCTAATGCGTTTGCTAATATTGGTGAAGGTGCATCTAAAGGGTTGTCTGCTTACGGCGAGTCTAAGAAAGCTATTGCAGGTCGGATGGATAAGCTTGATGAACTTCGTGGAAGAATGGAAGAAGCTCAACGAACTGAAGCTGTTGCTGCTGCTAACTTCGGGTTTAATAGTGTTGAACATAAACAAGCCGCTAATGAAAAACGTGCTTTAGAAAAACAAGCTGCTAAATTAGCAGCGGGATTGGGGGCTAATAAGTTCGCATTGGAAACAGAGCAGAATGCTATTGCTAGAGAAGGGCATCAAGTATCAGCTGGGAACGCCGCTGCGCACTTAGCAGAAGTAGTAAGACATAATAAAGCTATAGAAGGGGGTATGGGTGGTGTAGGAGGTAAGCCTATGACCGCTAACCATATAGCAGATATGCTGTCTAATAGATTAAAGGAACTTAGTGTGGAAGAAAAAGCTATTGTTGCAGATGATGAGCTTAGTCCTGAACAGAAAGAATACGAATTAGCGAATATTAAAGGGGTTAGACGGGGATATCAATCCCAGCGATTAGATTTCCTAAAAGGTAAACCTGTAGATATTGGGTATCTAACAGAATTAGAAGATGTTAAAAATACGCCTTATTCCTCTCAATCGATATCACAACCGGGGGCTGTAGTAAAACCTGCGCCTATTGGTAAAACATCTGTATCTAACTGGTAACCTTATGCCTAGAAATATTACAGTATCTTTTGAAGATGGTACTCAGCACGTTTATGAGAATGCGCCTGATGATATTACACCAGAAGCGGTTATAGCGCGTGCCTCTAAAGAATTTGATGGTGTACCTATAACTAATGTAGACGGGGGTAGAGAAGCCCAAACAGAAGAACTCCCTTCTCGTACGGCTGGAGATGTCGCTAAAGATATAGGTGTTACTGCGGGTAGAAGTGGCATTAGTGGGCTTCAACAGGTTGAAGGGTTAGCAGACCTACTTCCAGGGGTTAATGCAACTAAGTATCTAAGTGAGCACGGTGTTGACTTAGGGAAAGCTAAGGAGTATTTGCAAGAGAACGCATCTCCTCAACAGCAGCAAGCCTATAAAAACCTAACTGAAGCACAGGGCGCAGGTAATATTCTAAGTGCAGCTATAGAAAACCCCTCTGCTGTAGCTGAGTTAGTTGGTGAGAATATTATCCCTATGCTTACAGGCGGGGCAGAAGCTAAACTACTAACTAAAGGTGTTCCTGCACTGGCGAAGTACGCACCGAGTATTGGTGAAGGTTTTGCACAGATGGGACAAGAAGCCCAGAAACTTACCGCAGAAGCCCCAGATAAAGAACTCTCAGGTAAAGGAGAGCTTGCCGCTTTAGGGTCAGGTGCACTAGATGCAGTTATCGGACGGTTTGCAGGTAAGCTTGTATCTAAAGCTGGCGGTACTAACGTAGAAGATACTCTATACGGTACGATTGCTAGAGATATGGGTGAAGAGGCTGCACGCAACCCCAGTGTTGTTAAACGAGTCCTTGTATCTACGTTAGGTGAAGGTGCAGAAGAAGCACTTCAATCAGGGCAAGAGCGTATCTGGGACAACTATGCAAAAGGTGCTACTAACTTACCCACACTTCTTGAAGGAGCTGTTGACGATGCAACACTAGGTTCTATCTTAGGTACTGTTATGGGTGGCGGTGCGTCTGCATTAAGCGGTAAAGGTGAACAAGCTCCAGCCCCAGAAGTTCAACCAGAAGGTGAAGTACAACCAACACAGCCTACTCAAACTTATTCTGATAGAGACCGTAAAGTAGACATGGAGAACGGGCTTGAGCTTGCGGGTGTAACTCCTGAAGACCATCCAGAGCTTTATGTAGAGTTATCGGACCCTAAACATTACCAATCAGAAGAGTCTATCAATGCACTTGATGAACGCCTAAAACGATATAAGTCTGAAGAAGCGCCTAAAGAAGGTGAAGAGGAGATAGACTTTGCCTCTGCTCTACCTAAAGAATTCGATGACGCTGCATGGGAAGCCCATTTAGAAAAGCAACGCGAGTATGCACGGCAGACAGCACCAGCGGCAGAGCAGCCACAGGCTGAGAACGTAGCGCCACAACCCGAACCTATACCGTCGGTAGCTACATCAGATACCCTAACCGAGCATAACGTAGAGTCTCTGCAGCCTTACCTTACTCCAGAGATGAAACGCCTTGTAGCTAGCGGTAAGCTTACTTTGCACGATAGTATGGACACATTGCCGGGTGAAGGGCATCCAGAAAACGTACAAGGCCTTACAACGCCTCAAGGTGAAGTACATTTAGTAGCTAATAAGCTTACCCCAGAGACGCTACCTAGAGTGGCGATGCATGAGATGGGTGTACACGTTGGTATGAGAGGTATGGTGGGCGATAAAGTCTGGGGGGATTTAACCTCTCAAGCTCTGACCACTAAGGGAGATGCGTTTGACCGTGCAAGACAAGCTGTCCCTGAGAATACACCAGAACACTTAAAAGGTGAAGAAACCTTAGCATACTTAGTTGAGAATGCGCCTAATTTACCTATCGTAAAACGTGCAATATCAGCTGTTAAAAACTGGGTGCGCACCACATTTGGTGCAAGACTTAGCATTACCGAGTCAGATATCCGCCACCTTGCAGCGAGAGCACTAAGTAGAGAATCTAAAACTTCTGAACGTTCTGTACGCGAAGGTACAGCTTATGCAAGAAAAAAACAAGATAGAGAGTTAGGTGAACAGTTAGGGCAACAAGATTTATTTACTAATTTTGGAACATCAGAAGTAGAGAACTCTCGTAAAAATATGGCTCCCAAAGATGTACTTGCAGATATTCCAGAACTTGTACAGGGTGTCAAAGATTTAAAAGAGGGTAAGATATCTAAAGCTGAATACACAGACCTTGTACAAAAATATAAACCTGTTGAGCCTTACGAATCTGTACCTGAACCTACTTCACCTGAACTAGCTTACAAGGCATTAAGTGAAGGTAAATCTCAGAGTATAGAGAAAGCAGAGAAGTATGGACTACCTTCAAAATTATTAAAAGGGGGAGAAGAAGTTCAGCTTAGATTAGATATCCCTTCTTACACAGGCCCTCATAATGCATGGGTAAATTCTGTTCATAGTTTAGCGTCTAAATCTGGTACGGATGCTTCGTTTAATGCAGGACCTGTGATTGGGTATGAATCTGTATCTCATGTAAAAGGTAATGTTACGTTTGGTATGCATCAAGAGGCAGGCTATAAGATAGCGGCTAAAGAGAAGACTAAATCTCCTATGGCTACTATAAAAGGCGAGTGGGTCCCAACTACCTCAGAGAAAGCTTATGCAGATATGCAAAAATACCTGCACGATAAAGATTGGACTCAAGTTGGTATGGACCCTAAACGCCATTCCTATTTTTACGATAGAACTACTAGAGAGCCTATTACGAGTGCAGATGAAGTAATTCAAATCGGGCCTTTAGTCCTTGCCAGAAATGCTAAGACTGACAAAACAAAATCAGACTTCCTATACTCAGTAGCACCCAACTCAAAACTCCAAGAGCAAGTAGAGAAAGACCGTCAGGGTATGCGCCCTGCTGCGGTTAAAGAGAAGAAAGGGCTTAAAGAGAGATTTAGTAAGTCTGGCGAAAACCTGCAACGTGCGGCGGATGTGTATGAAACGCAGTTCTTCAGTCATGATGCAGGCTTCATTAACACTGTGCGTAGAACATTAGAAGGTATGAAGCTCGACCCTAATTTAATAGGTAAACTCCTAGATAGGGTTTCTCAAGCACAGACTGTTAGTGACTCTTCTATATCAGCAGAAGGAGCGTTATGCGGTAGTGTAGAGTACGATACAAATACCGACTTTTTTGTGGCTGTAGATAAAGCTGATAACTTAGTTACTATGCGTCAGATTATTGATGATGCAGGTACTGAGTACGGCTGGTCTGAAGAGGAGACTCATAAGTTCTTTACATCTTATATGGTAGCTGGGCGCTTGAAAGAGAAGTACGAGAAAGCGCGTGCTTTAAAAGTAGAAGCTAACAAACAAACTACACCTGCTGCAAAGGCTGCACTCTTTAAACAATCTCGTGAGATTACAGATACTCTTAAACTGGGTATGACTGAAGAAGAGTGCGATGCTGCAAGAGAAGCTTATAAGTCAGTAGACGGGTTTGTAAAGGCTGAAAATATGTGGCATAAAGTCAGAGAGAATACGATTGATGTGCTTGTTAAATCGGGACTCTACTCGAAAGAGAAAGCAGATGCCTATATGGACGCCGCCTTTTATACACCTATGTATCGGGTTATGACAGACAAGACTACGTCAGATGAGCTTGAGGATACGTTTGATGATATGTCTAGCGGGAAGTATAAACCTAATATATCGTCATTAATTAAAGGGATGAAGGAGCAAAAGTTCAAAGGCTCTAATCGCGAAGTATTTAATATGATGGATAACATGGAGCATTGGGTTCAGATAAGCTTCTCTCGTGCAGTACGGGCTAAGAAAGCCACAGATATGATAGACACCGCTAGACGCTATTTACCCGAAGGCGCAGTATCTCGTGTGCAAGGCACTAAGTCCAATAAAGACGATACTATAACGTGCTACTTTCATGGTAAAAAACAGTATTGGCGGTTTGATGACCCACTTATGGCAGTGGCTTTCAGAGGCGTACCCGCCGCACCGTTTGCCCTTAAGTCTATTGGTAAAGTCAGTGATATCATGCGTAGTGGTATCGTATTAACCCCTACATTTACTTTATCTCAGCTACCTCAAGATATCTACGATGCAGCATTCTCATCAGGGGTTAAGAATCCGTTTAAGTTATTTACTACGATGCTCTCGGAATTTAAGACAACTGCCTTCTCAAAAGAAGATACAGAAGCTCATAAAGCCTTGAAAGCTATTGGGGCTGTTGGTGCCAAAGATTCTCTTGGAGATTCTCGCACTCTGCATTTATATGACACCGTACATCATACACACTTAAGTAAAGACAAGACTGCATGGCGTAAATTTAAGTCCTCTTTAGAGAAGTTTGCTATGGCTGGGGATAACGCTATTCGCCAAGCAGTGTATGTGCGTACTATGAAGGAGCTTGAAGGTGACCCGCGAGCTAAGTCTATTGCCTATCAGAGAGCCTTCGATATCATTAACTTCCGTAGACGTGGTGCGTTAGCTGTATTAGAACAAGTACGTTCAGTCACTCCATTTATGGGGGCAGCAATCCAAGCGCACCGTGCGGCGTACCAAGTGATAGCTGGGAGAGGTCTAGCGTATCAGTCCAGTGCAGACAGTAAAAGTGCACATATGCGTCTTGCAACAACATCTATTACTATGGCTACCATGTCCTTTATCTACAATATGCTCTATGGTGGACTGCTTGGAGATGATGAGGATAAAGATAAATTCAACAAAGAAGATACTCGCTTTAAAGATACGCACATCATGTTATTTGGTGGCAGTTCGATGGTATCTATTCCAATACGTCCAAGCGTATTCTCCCTACCGTATATTACGGGAAATCATTTATTTCAATTAGGTATTGCTGAGTCTGAGAACCCACGTCAAACAGCAGATGCTTATAGAGAGGCTATTATATCGGCATTCGGTATCCCTATGTTTCCTCCTGTAGTTAGAGAAGGGTTTCAACAGGCAACTAACTACGACTTCTTTACGAACCGTCCTATTGTTCCAGAGCGCCTGCGTAAGAATGACCCGTCCTATCAGTACGATGACCGCACATCTGCTTTAGGTAAACTCGTGGGTGAGGCAACCTCAGGACTTCCAAAAGAAGCTCAATTATCACCCATTAAGTTTGATCATTTTATGAAAGGTTGGTTTAGTGGCGTGGGTACGGCTATCCTGCAAACGTCTAATATGGTGGAGGTTGCAGCTTCTGATAATCCGTCTAAAGAACACACCTTTAGAGAAATGGTTAGGATGTTCCCTAGCGTACCAGGTCTTGTTCCAGAGGAGTTTAAAGAGCAGAGTAAGTCTACTTACTATGATTTGCGTGAGGAGGTTGAAGGAGCGCATAGCACCTATAATCGGTTGAAGAAAGAAGGGAAGCTTGAGGATGCGCGTAAGTACAAGGAGAGCAATAAGAATCTTCTAAACGAATCTGTGCATCAGAAGATGAACCACTTAAAAACTGAGACTGATAAGATTCATGCAACTACTCGTAAGATTCTAAGTAACAAGAACTTATCTTCGGAGATAAAAGCGGAGAGAGTACGAGCTCTTGAAGCGAAAGAACGTAGGCTCCTGTCACACGTCCAGACTTTATACGATAAAGTCCATTAAAAGAGAGGGGGCGTTACGCCCCCTTTTTCACCCCATCTGCGTAGTATCTAAAACCAGTGCAATTACTGCAGGACTATCCTGCACCGTACCAGCCGACATCCTAACTTTAGTTGTATCGAGCAGAATACCAATTTTCTTCAAGTCCTCTACTAAGCATTTATACGACAACTGCTTTCTCGCACACCACGATTTAAACACTGACGCTATGATATAGGCTCTATGCGTATCTGGCTCCCTGCGTATCACAAGCGCACCGCGAGGAGTTTCAATAGGTACACCAAGTGTCCCTGCAATAGTAGGGGGCTTATTATTTATTACAAGCTGATTCTGCATATGCTCTGACATAAACAACCCTAAGTTAGCTGACGCTTTATCTTCCTGCACTTTCTCTATCTTTCTTGCGTGTCCTATTTTCTTAGCTAGATAGTCAATCACAGGTTGCATAGGGATATTAATAATACCTAACTCGTTTGCGAGTTTACCTCCGAAGATAGCAGTTGCAACTAGAGCAGAATAGTAGCGGTCTCTTTGAAGTAGGTTAGCTTTCACATCGAACTGACGTTGGCACTCAAATAACTCGTTAACAGATTCATCATAGTTATCCAAAATAGCCTGTGCAATGATATCTCCTGCATGACCGTAGTTACATATAAGGTCTCTACTAAATAACTGGTCAGATTGTTGCTTAGTTAAGGAATCAGCGCGTACTACTTCAAGCTCTAAGATACGCAGTATCTCACCCTCTGGGTCAGCCTTTAAAGTTTGCAGTACCTCATGCAAGCTGTTGTTACCAGACGTGATGCAAGGCATAGACCATGTAGTGTTGTTAACTCTTTCTATGTTAGCTGAAGAGCTCATACGGTTTCTACCACGACCATTTGTAATACCAAACGCTAAGTCACTGATATCATCCGCAGGTAAGTTAGTCAGTTCGTCAATGCAGAGAATAAGATTTTGAATAATACCCATACGCTGATACTTAGCGAGAATCTTATCGTCATTAACCAGCATAGTTTTCGTAGGATGACCCCATACGCTATTAGCTACATACTGGATAGTTGATTTACCCACACCTGATGATGCGTTAGTTAAGTGGAGCATCGCGCCACCTAGTGAGAACACCTTAAACATAGGTGCACCAAGACTTAGGAATAATGCAAAGGCTCGTACTTCATTTCCGGGAAGCCCATAAGTATTGACTACGTTAGACCACGCTTCAAGCGACCCTTCTTTAGTGTACACCTTAGCGGCTTCTTGTGTGGTAGCTGAGGGCGGACTGTATTTAGGGAATGCACCTTTAGTCATTTCTCGTGCCCCAACAACAAACGATGTGTTATCTGAGTTCCATCCAAACTGCACTCTTACGTGCTCTGCCTTCGTTGTATTTTGCAGGTGTTTAGTCCACGCTACTAAGTAAGCCATAATCAGTTTCATCTGATTAGTATGAGCCGCGATACCCTTATGAGAAAGAAGCTCACGGCATTTATCCCCTGCTGTTACCGTTGCAAGGGGAGCAATAAAATCACTCACCCCATCGTGCGGACGGATAAGACGCATATGCAAAACTTCACCGTCATTTGGGTCACTACGTCTACCTACTACATAAAAATCGTTTTCATACACTAACGCTTTATCAGTTTCTTCCCCATCACCAGAATCAAGTACGCTCTTAACGTACACACCACCATTAGGTCCTCTAGTGTATGGGTATGGGTATTTGGGAATCTCTATATCTATTGTGCCAAGCTCTTTACTCTCTGCGGTAACGATGTTATCCGAAGGTGATGCTTCTAGTATGTCTCTACCTAGCATCAAGGGTGTTGTTATATTCCCAGTGTGCTTACACCCTACGCACAGTTCTGGATTGATAGTGTTAAATGTTTCGCATAAATGTGGACCCTTAATGAGCCACGCCTTTCTTTCAGTCTCAGCAGGATTATATTCATCGTGTGCTTGAGATATTTTATGTATCGCTGTTTCTTTATCTACGCAGAACTGTGCAATAGATAGCCCTGCTCTCCAGAGAGGCTCTGATATATCGTTTTGGTTTAAGTATATATGCGCCATTTGCGCACAACCACTACCACTAAGGCTCTTATGCATAACACGAGAGAACTTGTATATGATGTTTCCAAGTAGCGCACGAGTTGTATCGTTGAGCGTTACATTAGAAGCGGCGAGCTCTGCTTGTGCTAGGGGAGTTAATATATCTTTTGGTGTTAGTACATCTCTGAAATACTGCACGGGGTTTGAAGGAGAGAGTGTTATAAGTTCAACATCAACTGCTTCGCCACGTTTAAAATTCTTGGTCTGAGGGATACGCAGAATACGAGCACCGTCAGTTGTTATACCCATATCTTTAACTTGAAACTTCTCAGCTATCATGCGGTCAACTAATGCAGTAGCTAAAGGTTTCCATTCGTTGTAATCAATCGTAGTATCAAACGCCCAGTAGATGTGTAAGCCGTATCCTGATGATACGATGGTTGGTTTGGGAAGGTTAACTGCTTTGCAAAAATCTTTAAGAGCACTGATACCTGTAACCTGTGTTTCATACGCAGTACCTTTGCCGATATCTAAATCCACCCATAGCGATTTAAACAGATTAACATTCTTAGCACTTCTACTTATATTTGAATGGTAGGTAGCTAAAGCAAAGTAGGCATCTACTCCAGCCGTTGTTTGTTCGTCTGCCCAAACCTCTACTTCCTCGAATGTGTTAAAGAATACTTGGGTAGTTCTTTTATTGATTATCCCTACTGCGCAATACAAACCTCCTTGCGCTACTACTGTATTAAAAAAATCTATCCTGTTCATGGCTATACCTAAAAATGAGGGTAAAAAAAGGGGCGGTGCTATCCGCCCCTTCTAATGGGGAAGTGCTTAGTCAGCCCATTCAGCCAATGTACTTTCAAGGTCAGTTGGGTTAGCTACTGTAGCTGAGGGCTTCTTCTCTCTTACAACGGGTTCAGCAACGGGAGCATCTTTGAATAAGCCTTGTGGTGCTGGTTTAGGTGCAGGGACTGGAGCCTCTTCTTTTTTAGCTGCTGAGAAGCTGGTAGTAATTGCTTGGATTGCTTCAAGTGAAGTAGCTTTATCTAATACAACCTCAATCTCTTTTTCATCTAATGGACGTACTGCACGGAATACCATCTTAGGTGTTGCAGAATCTGTATCGAATCTAAGCTCGGTTACAACATCAGTAACATTTAAACCGTGTCCTGCTAGTTGCTTAGCATATTGGAAGAGAGGCATCTTACCGTTCTCGCCTTTACCAAATAAAGAGGTTGCTGCAAGTGATAACTCGTATATGTCACCATGCATATCATTCTCAAGTAATACTGCGAGGCGGTGAGTATATCTGCAAGCTCTACCAGAACCTTGACCAGACCCCGCGATGTTCATAGGGCAGGTAGCACAGTTGTGGTTTTTAGGAGTTTCAATAGTTGGGCTAGGTACTTCACCATCCGTACTCCAGCAATCTGGAGAAGAGACTACGCCTTCTTGGTATGTCCCTGCGTAATACTGACGTGATGTTTTAGGTGCCGCCGCCGCAATGATAATGTTCATTGCACGGTCTTCGTTCTTAGCAACCTCTTGACCACCAACAGTTAAGCGAAAGATGTTACCTCTTACTGAGATGCGGCGAGCATCAGATGAGCCGCCCATAAGAGCCTTAGTAGTTTCACTCAACTCTCTTTTTGCAAAGTGTGCTGGGATTGCTGCGCCTGTTGTAAATAAACTCATTTCGTTAGCCATGTGTATTTGCTCCTGATAATTTAACAATAGTAGTTTTTTTAGAAATTAGTGCTTTTACTTCGTTAGCACTTAATAGGTATTCATTACCTCTGCGGTAAGAACTTAATTTACCTGTGTTTCGTAGTTTGGAAATATACTGCCTAGAGCAGTTTAGTATCCCCATTACTTGTTTAGTTGTCAAAAATACTTCTTCGTCATCTTGCGGTTCCATATCATTTCCTTCTAACGGTTATGGCATATCTGCTATCAATATTCATGCCTGGAGGCATGAGGTTAGGGTTTTCTTCTAAAAAGGATTTCATGTTTGTCTGATGCACTCGTTGCTCCATAAGTTCAAACGCATCATGTTCCTTAATAAAGTTTTTCATACTGTTCCAATCGCTTGTCCAGTATCTTGTTTTAACCGTCCGTGTCACTGTACCTGCTGAGGTCTTAAGTCCGTCTGTCCCCGTCTCCTTGCAAAGCTCTAGTAGAGCCTGTTGTACTGCATCTTGTTGCTGTTTAATTCTATCGTCTGCTTCATCAAACTCTCGTTGCAGTTGCTGTCTTGCATCTCTCATTTTTATGTAAGCTTTGACGAGTTGTTCTACATTTACTGTACTCATGTGATTCCTCGTGTCTTTCTTTGAAAGAGATTATATTGTACACCCTTGTAACCCTTGTGTCAACTGATAATATCTTTATACAAATCCAATAACTTAGTCTGAGCCGCACCTTTATCTTCTAATACGTTTAAGACTTTCTTCTCTACGGGTGAGCCTACAAGATGCACCACGCTACATCTGTTTACTTGGCCTGCACGGTGAATACGCGCATTGGCTTGCTTATAGGTTTCCAGTGAAAGTGTGACGCCCCACCACACAATCGTATTAGCCGCGTGCAAAGTTACCCCATGCGCCGCCGCTTGCGGCTGGATAACCAGAATCTGCGGGTTAGGTGAAGTCTGGAATGCGTTGAATAATTCAGAGCGTTTGTTTGCATTAATGCCACCATGAATAACTCCCACACTGTAGCCTACATCTAATAGTATCCTCTCTACTATCTCTATGGTGTGCTTAAACTGCACGAACACAATCGTCTTATGAGATGTTTCAGTTACAATGTCCAGCAGTTCTGCCGCACGAGATTTCACATCAAACTCAATCACTTCTCCAGTATCCGAATACACCGCCCCAGATGAAAGTTGCAATAGTTTGTTTAAAGCAACCGCCGCATTAGCCGCAGTAATCTCTTCTCCTGCCGCTTGCATGAGCATCTCTTTCTTGAGCATCTTGTAACACTTATCTTGTTGCGGAGATAGCGGTACATCTCTTGTCTGGTACGTTAGCTCTGGTAGGTCTAGGCATTCTTCTTTAGTAAACCGTATCGCAGGTTGCATAAAGCTGTGTACTATCTGCTCTGCATCGGGGCGATTCTTAAATGTAAACTGTGACGTGCGTATCTGTACCATATCTCGGAACGCATTAAACGCTCTGGGTGTTTGCTTAGGGTTAACCAGTTTAATTAGTCCATACGCATCTACTGGTGACTGCGCCGCAGGTGTACCCGTTAACATCCAAAGCCATGTGTCTGCAGTAACTAGACGATTCATTGTTTTCCATCTACGAGTCGAGACGTTTTTTAAATGCGTAGCTTCATCTACTACAATCAAATCAAACCCGCCTTCAGCAATCTCCTTTTCTACTATTTCAACACCGTCAAAGTTTATGATGATTATCTCTGCATTACCCTTAATAATCTGAGCACGCTTCTCTCTACTACCATGTGCAATCTCAACTGACCGATGCATAGCTGTCTTAAATAAATCTTTGCGCCATGCTGCATCCATAATAGATAGAGGGCAAATCACAAGCATACGGCGTATCACACCGAGTTTCATTAGGTAGTCAGCCGCCCAGATAACAGAGTTAGTTTTTCCCGTACCCATCTCATTTAAGCAAAAGGCTCTTCGGTTAAGTGTTAGGAACTCTGATGTTACTCGCTGATGGTCAAAGGGTTTATACATCCCTGTCCACGTATACTGTGTGCGAATAGGTGAGGGCACGTTTTTAATACCTATGTTGTTTAGGATATGCGCTTCACCTAACCCAAAGTTTACCCATACATCTGCTGTACCAAAATCAATATCTTTAATTTTACTTTTTGTAATGACGCTTGTAATAGCATCGGGGTTAGTGGTCTTGATAGACAAGACCTTATCTTGAATAACTTGTATTTCCATTGTCACTCCGTACAGCCCCTTAAGGGGGCGAATCATTTATCTTCTAATACTTCAAATAGCTGAGGCTTATTCGTACTTCTATTAAAGTACCATGCTCTTACTTTGTTTAGGCACATCTTCCGTTCACTAATACGCGTTCTAAGAGTCATGGTACATAGAGCGTCTATGTGACGCTCTACTAAACTCTCAGGTAAACCAGACTCCGTTGCAATAATCTGCACTGACTTTACGGATACTTCCATATTATTTCTTCTTAGGTTTAGCTTTCTTTGGCGGTTCGTTCTTCTTCATAGTGTGGTCACTGTTGCGTTGGAACGAACGATTCACTTCTGGGTCTCTAAGACGTAGGTTGTCTTTACCGTTACCTGCTTTAACGCCTTTGATATGGTCTATGTCTTTCCCAGTGCGGTCAATACCCGCTTTATCATATGCACGGCGAGCACGTTGTCTTTCCATTCTAGCTTCATGCGCCCCAGGGCGAGTCTTCTCTAGTTCATATTCTCGTTTAATGTTTCTGTCTTTCTTATCTTTGTAGGGCATCACCCCTCCTTATAGTTACCGTTATGAATGCACCGTGTAGCCTGACACCACTTTTTGCATAGCCCGTTAGGAATAGGATTAAATACTCCCGTCTCGTAGGCTACTGACCGTTGCGCTAATACAGGTGCTAGTTTATCAAAAATACCCAATCTATTCTCATATGTATATTCTTCTTTTACCATCTCGTTAGCTACTACGAATAGTAGCATCCCTTTGATAGTCTCAACATACGGGAACTCTAGGAACACCGCCGCCGCTAGTAGTGCTAGTTGCTTAGTGTCTGCATACTTTGCTGACTTGCCTGTTTTATAATCCACAATATACGCTTTCTTAGCATCTGCGTCTACGATGACAAGGTCTGCAATGCCACGCCAGTACCTATTAGGTGCTTCATAATCACAGAACTCATATCCAGTATCTGTCTTCGCCACCGCGAGTTTATATTCGCAAAGCTTTCTGCCTTTAATACCATTGATAGTATCAAGGAACTTCTTAACAAATATAAACCGCTCTGGTAATGCCTCACCTTTACCTATGTAGTTCTCAGCCGCAAGATGCAAATCTTTTCCATACAGCGTAGCTGAGGTATCTGCAAAAGGGATATACTTTAAAACATGATGTGCTTCGTACTGCTTAGGGCAGGTAATAAACCTGCTCAGTGAACTATAAGTAAAACTGGGAACATTCATTTTTCTCTATCCATCTTAAGTAGGCTCTTTCGGGTGATGAGCCAGTACACGTTATAGAATCCCACTCTGTGTAGCAGACCCAAAAACTACCGATTTTTCTTATTTTCGGTTTCAAATATGTCAGCGCAATCTTTGTCACACCACCTCCTCTTGTTTCCTGTAAAGTCGCCACACGTCCAACAGAGTCCAGTGGGGTTAGTTGTATCTATCTTTGAGGCTTCTCTACATATTAGCGCTATCGCTTTATCTCGCATCATCTCCTCATGCAATGACGCGAGGTCTGTGTTTCCGTCTTCTGTTGCCATGTTATTTTTCGTTATGTATAAATACTAATCTAGACAGGTACCATTGCGCTTTCTGCAAGTCTTCATGTGCTTTACCTTTGTTTCGGTATCGCCACATATACTTAAAGGCGTTGCCTCGCAGATACCCAATAAACTCTTCAGGCGTAAGCATTGCTTCCATCGCAACAATGCACTCTATTTTACCATTTTTGTAGTGGGGAGGCTCGTTAACCATGTCTTCTTTTACTGTATGTACACTGTCGCCCATGTATAGTTGTCCTAGTGTGTATGCATCGTAAATCGTTTTAGGTTTGTCGTTCATAATGTCATCTCCCAACCTGTCGGTTTTATTAAATGTTGTTGTAAAAAATTTCTGCACATCTTATTATCTATTGAACTAGCGTCCCTGCGCTTGCGTCTTTGCAAATGATCTTGCACTCCTGCTACCACTGCACATCTCTTACATATTGTACTATCTGTTTTAAAGGCTGACTCTTCTTTGATTAAGTTACATACCTCGCATAACCTATTCATGCTCAAGCTCCTTAAAGATATTTGGTGCAATCCCATGCAGTTGACGGTTAATCTCATTGGCTACTGCGCGTATCTCCCATTGCGCCTCTTTACCGCTACGCAGTTTGATAAAGTCATACCACGCTTGAAAGTTACCTACTACGAGAAGCTCTGTTGTTGTACCCTGTGGAAGAATGAACCGCGCATCTTCTTTCTTTACACCTTCGGCAATTAAATCTTTATAGACTTGAGTTAACTCAGCATACACAGTTTCAACTATTGTTTTATGTTCACCCTTAATTGATGGAGGTAGTACAATCTCGACACCACCTTCATTGCAATACCGCTGACTACGTTGAAGAAAGTCTAAATGCTTACTGCGAACAAACTGGTGACTACAGATACGGCTAATATCTTCAACTAAGAATGTCGCATGAGCAAAGCGTAGTGTAGATAGATGCCCTTTAGTTACGCAATGTGTCGCTCTCTTAATACACTGCTCTGGTGATTGCTCACCAGTCTTACCGTAGCATATACCTGCAAGTAGACCGATGTGTTCTTCTGGGTTGGGCGTGTGTTGAACTAGTGTTACTTTCATTTCTTTTTCTCATTCAATTCATTCATTAAAAATTCAATTCGCGCGTCCCATAACTTTGTAAGTTCTTCTTGCATGGTTGCATATTCCTTTTCTAACTTTTCATATTTTGCAAAGAATTCATCTGGGACTTCCATTGCATATCTTGAATCCTCGGAGCAGGTATCTTTAGATAAAAACAAAACCTCTATCCTATCTTCAAAATTTAAAATTACTTTCATTTCTTATCCTCGTTTAGCAAATAGGGATGACACGTTAAGTTCCATCTACCGTCTACCTTAATTGATTTCAGCGCAAAATATTGGCGCAATGCTACTTTTTCACATGATGCTTTATCTGCAAACGTAGCTGTTGATTGCGATATGTTACCGTTGTTTATAAGTGTGCTGATTAAAATATAGGCTGTTGTTGAAATCATTTGTCATCTCCTATGTAGCGGTATTCAGCATCATGAAAAAAACTAATAGTAGAAATGGTTTTTTCCCAATTCCCACTTATGCTGTTCTTGTATTCAAACTCCCTCCAAGGGTCAACCCGTCTAGCGGCTACTTCTGCAAACTTAGCAATTAATGCCGCGTGTGGGTGTGGTGTGATTACTGGTGCAGGTCTTTCAATTATTACTGAATCCCATAAGTCTGAACCTAACGATTCGGTAACCCAATACAATCTTAATTGCGCTTTAGTTACGTTTTTAGGCGCATCGTTCCAATCTACTTCAATCTGTTGCGAAGTTTGTTTTTCATTCCACTCTTGAATAACTTTTTGCATTTCTGATGTTGATGATACGTTATCAAGCTGTAAATATAAATCTTGTATTTGTTCTTCAGTTAGTAAGCTCATTTCTTATCCTCTTTTACTTTTAACGTATGCAATTCACCAATTCTACTGGCATTAAGCAACCATGCTAATTGACGTAAATATCCTTGTTGCTGTTTTATATATTGTTCTGCTGTTATTTCCCTGTACTCCCAAAGCCACCGCGGTCAGTTAAACTGCTGAATTCTTCAACCTCTACAAACTCTGCTCGTATTACTGGTGTGAATAACATTTGGGCAATGCGGTCTTGTGGGTTGATTTTGTAAACGCCTGTACCAGTATTCTTAATAGATACAAACAATTCCTTCTGGTAGTCTGCGTCGATTAGACCTACAGAGTTTCCAAGTTTAATACCGTAGTTATGTCCTAAGCCACTTCTCGGAAGAATCAAAGCCGCAACTTCACCGTCAAATACATTGATTGCTAAGCCTGTTGGAATCAATGCAGTTTCACCTAAGTCTAATGTCATGGCTTTGCTGAGGTTTGCTCGCAAGTCTACCGCTGCTGACTTCTCTGTAGCGTAGGTTGGGATAACTGCTGTTTTATCTAATCGCTTAATTTCTATTTTCATTTTGTTTTCTCACATTGGCAATGGGCTTTCTCATTCTGTTTTACATTACTAACATCACTAATAAACGCTAACCCTACTAATATTAATACCAAACCTGTCCAACCTAATAATTCATATTGATACATTCTCTTTCTCCAATACATAGTCAGTCAAGTCACCAATAACCTTAATAATTTCGTCTTGGTGGTAGTCGGGCACATCTGTTTGCATAAAGACATACATCTCTAAGCCAGAGAGCAGTTTTAAGATTCTCAATGCTTGTTCTTTAGTCATTGTTTTTCCTCTTAAATCTTCTTCGGCTTTTGCATAACCTTTTTTGTATTCATCCAACCCTTGCCGAGGAGTTATATTAAGTTGTTTTATTACACCTTCAATTAATTCATCGCATTCTTTTGCATTCATAACGCATCCTCATTAATAACTTCTTCAAAAGAATTAAAAAAATCATCCTTAGTTGTGACATACATTTCACGAAGTTTGTTTGCATTAAAATAAGCAATACCCTCAACCCAGTCACCGTCAATTTTTACATGACACGCAGTTTCAAGTAAGCAAACGTCACCATTTATTTTGTTCTTGTATTGAATACTCATAAATCAACCTCCCCAGAATTCAACATATCGCAAGCACGTTGTGCTAAATCATAACTTGTAAAATAAGGTGTTTGCACTCTAGAATAAGTATCTATACCAATTCTCCATTTAGGGGTATCACCGTTCCAATGATATAAATAGAGTTTTTCTTCCCCATTTTCCCAATCCACCACATCATCACCACACAACTCATCACGCAATGCTAACAGACGATTAAACCTGCGCATCTCAACTGCCGCGCGTTGCGCTTGTTCTTTAGTTTCTCTGTCAAATACATTTGTTGAGCTCAAACATTCAACATAATATTGTCCACCTTTAGGCTGCCACTTTGCTACAGGTTCAGCAACAATGCGTGATTCCAATTCAGCAACCTTTGCTTTTAATTCTTGTAATTCTTTTTGTAAATCTTTCATTTTGTTCTCTCCAATATTGTTTTAAGTTAAGCCTTGTGTGATCCATATCTATGTCGTATCGCAGGTTTAATTCGTCCATCATTCTTGGTCGTGACTTCCTGCCAATGCCACCT